GTTGCCATATTTGTATGGGGGCTGATATTATTAGCCTGGGACGTTTGGGATTATGTAACCGATAAAGAATAGTATCATGAAAAAAGTAACAGCAACACACGTATTGACAGCTACCGAGATGGAAATTCCCGAGCTGCCTGAAATAATCAAAAAAGAGCTATACATTAAATGGGGTAAAGCATTAACCGGGGATGATCATCTTAAAATGTCTGAGGAGAAGAAACCTGCATTTCATGATAATCCTACCCGGCCTGATCATGTTGAATTCAGTCTCACCGGCTATGTCCTGAAGCATGATGACATGAAAAGGCTCAGGGAGATACAGCATGAATTAGATATAAGAGCAGACAGAGATCCGAGCTCGCATTACAAGGAAATAATAAAAGAGCTTGGAGATATCCTGTTTGGTCCTCCTGCCCCTTAATTTGGTCATTTAATTAATAATGGTTATCTTGCATCATCTTAATATACTTCACCACAGTCCTTGTGGTTTATAACTCCATAGTATTTACCAAATTAAATATGATGAAAATGTTAATGATGATCTTTATATCACTATTTAGCTTTCAATTATTTGCACCTACCTTAGGTAATGTGCTATATATTGAGAGACTACCTCAAATCAATCCTTATGAAAAGATTTGGGATGCTACTGGCTACGTTGAATCAAGATTTGATGATAATGCCATTGGTGATAAGAATTTGAAACAGCATAGCTACGGAAGAGTACAGGTGCGACAAGACAGACTCAATGATTACTACCAACAAACAGGGAAACAGTATAATGTTACTTTCATGTGGGTTGAGGAATATTCGAGAGAGGTATTTATGCACTATGCCAGCCAGCTTGATTACCGGGATTCAGAGCGAATTTCGAGAGAGTGGAATGGTGGAGCAAAAGGCATGAAGAAAAAAGCCACAAAAAAGTATTGGGATTTAATTCAAAAACAGTTGCAATAAATGTTAAAAAAATAATTTGATTATTCCGATACTATTCATACCTTTGTGATCAGAGGTTAAATCGTCCACTCGATCTTAGTGGAACATTTGTCAGAATGTTAAGCAAAAAGCCAGGCTTTAACGGCCTGGCTTTTTCATTGTAGCAAACTCTGATTAGAATGTTATACCTCCTCCAACAAAGAAACCAAGTTTCCCTATATCTGGAGGGGGATTCGCTGTGTATGTGCCTCCAAGTTTAAGATATTCCCATATACTCAAAGCCAGTATTCCTTTTAATTCTGCAACATTTGGTTCGAGAATATTCCTACCTAAAGCAAGACCCAAACTAGCACCGAATACATTAACCGGAGTAGGATCTGTCTTAGATCGAGGAATAAGCTTCTGGACGCCTATTGCTGGCCCTATCGCACTAAATGTTGTGGTAGTCCACTCTTTCGTAATAGTATTACGAGTTACTTCCTGAACTGCCATAGTAGCATCAAATCGCCAAGCCCATTTGAAAGGCTTCTCTGTCACATCGGAATACACCATACTTCTTCCCTGACCCTGGTCTATGACCGGAAATGGTTCTACTGTCCTAAATGGATGGAATGACCGAAGGGATTCCTGAGAATAGCTTGTTAACGTAATCGTTAACATAGCAACCAAAATTAGAATTTTTTTCATGCTGCTTAATTTTATAAAATTTATACCGCTAAGTTAAATAATATTTCTCTAAGCTGCAAGTTTAATTTTTGTTTGATTGGTAGGTCCATTAAATACAGTTGCACCAAAATAAGTAAGTGCGATTGACAGAGTCAATAATAATAATTTCTTTACATCAATCACCCCATTAAGAATGATCATTGCCGCACCGTCAAGAATGCCGTTACCAATTGCAATTAACAATCCTGAAAGTACGTTTTTCCAGTTCCATGTACCGGATGCCGTAACCGATGTTAATGCTGGTAAAAAAGCATTTTTGCCAACATAAATAAGTGTTGCGCTGATTAAAGATATAATCAATAATGCTGTGTCAAGCGGAGTTGTACTGAATGCTGTTACGACTACCGACATTAGTACCATTAATAAGTTTTTGAAAAATTGATTTGACATAATTTTAATTATTAAGTTTATACTACGAACATAATTTTATTTTCAATCCTTTATTCCAAGGTATAATACCCATTCTTGCTTTACTTATATTTTTACAATGTTCTTCTGTTCTTATTAATTTTTTTTGTGTTTCACTTTGTTTATTTATCCTTTCATCAGTCTCTTTAGTCAACCCTTTATTCCAAGGGATGATACCTATTCTTCCCTTACTTATATTATAATTATGTTCAATTGGACGACTACTTGCATATTTAGTTATATTTTGTCTATGCTTTATAGACTGAGGGCCTTTTTTCTCGCTATGTTTCCCTTTATTTGAAATTGAACTCTTCATTTTCGATTCTTCTGACTGTTTGGTCCCTAATCGATTATCTGCATTTTTATTGATATTAAACCAAGGTAAATACGAATTAATAAAATATTGTTCAACCTTTTTTAAATCTTCTTTTTCGCAGTTTAGTAATATTGAAAAATGAAAATCAGTTTCCCCATATTTGTTATAATGATTTTGTAATTTAATTGAATGATGATTTCCTTTTCGTAATAAACATAAATGAACTTTCCATCTATCACTTATATCAACAGCACTACCAATATAACATCTATTTGATTTTATAATACTTTGAATCTTATATATTCCTGATAATTTCACAATATAAAAAAAGTTAAAAAAATTATTGCTACACCAATTAATACTATCCACCAATATTTTTCAATCCATGTTTTTTTATCAGGTTCAGGTTTTGGTTCAGGATTTGATTTTTCATCTATAGTTGTCCAAAACTCATAAGCAAGATTAAAATCTTCATACTTCATAAGAGTATAGCCACTATCACCCCAATCATCACCCCATGAATTACGTATTATAAATCCATCTCTTGAATCATCGTAATCAACGATACACATAGCATGTCCACCAAGAAAAGTATCACCAGAACGCTTATACCACATTCTTTCAGTATAATTATAAACTGGTACTGCAACCACACAAGGTCCATTTAAATAAAGTGCTGTCTTTAGTTCTTCTACTGAATTTACTGCAGCATAATTTTTGATAATATAATTAAGTGCATTATCAAAAGTTTCTTTTGTTATTGTTTTATTTGTACCATATGGATAAAGACTTTCAAAACAATCACCTTTCTTTCTTATAATATTCATAAGATCTCTCATGTACATTCCTTCTTCTCCAATATCTTCCCTATTATTGTATATGAATTGTGGTGATAAATATTCTTCTAAACCCCATTCAAATATTTCCTGCCATTCTTTCATTGCTGATCCAGCCATAGCTACACAACTTCCTTGATTTCCCTGATCTCTGACAGCAAGCATTAAAACTTTATTATTAGTTTTTTCAGGTAATACTATCTTTGGATAAATAGTTTTTGCTTTCCAATCTCTTTTATCGAAAGGACTCTTTTTTACAAGTAACTTATATTGACTGAAATCTTTCATTTTTAAATTTTAAGGTTTAGAAACTATTTTATTCTTATTGTATCTTGTAATCCCTGATCGTTAACTTTCATATATATTTTGCCACCTGCACCCCGAACAACATTCGGAACTCCTCCATGCATCCTTACTTCATCTTCTATTTTCTTATTTACTTCGGTAAATTCAGCTGGAGCCTTTATTGCTCTATATACTGTGAACCCTGCCATGATCACAAACATAACAATAAGCATTACTGCAAGTTTAGGATATTTTTTAAAGAATCTATATTCCAGAAGATCCGCTTGTATTTCTGTTATTTTAGGCATAGCAGGGCAATTTTGAACATGCTCAACTTCTTTTATTTTTAAATCCTGCACACACTCCTCTAAATGACCAACCCTGTCATTGGTTTTTGTAGTTTGCTTTATAATGCTATCAAATTTTATGTTATTAATATCATTAATATCTTTAAGTCTCGTATGAATTGCTTTAAATTCAGATTCCAGGTATTTTCTATAATCATTCCTTACTGTCATTATTTCTATTTATCATCGAAACTATAAATAATATGATTAGAGAACTTCCATAAATTATTGTCGGTACAAGCGCGCTTCGTTCAAATAGTTGTAATACTATCCCGATCACTACTAATATTGCAAAGATACTCAATAAATACCACTTGATTTTTGGATAGCTCAATGCCTTGCGTAATACCTTCTTGTCTCCCAGCCCGGCATAGATACCTGATAATCCTTCATACAAGATTCCCCAAACCAAATGAGCCGATAAAAGCCACATTATGAACTCTCCAATTCCGGTGAATCCTGATTTTAAAAGATAAATTGAAACAACACAAGAAATAATAATGAACTTCAATAGATGCCAGAAGTCGGTGAACATCACCAGTGAAGTCGAAAAGACGAAAGTCCAAAACTTTGTTTTCTTATACTTATTCTGCCAAGAAATTGATGGGTTAAAAAATTGCTCTAATTTACCTCCAGCAGGAAACCAAAAGGCAAATAATCTACTCCAATGTTGCTTTATTTCGTCTGAAGTAACATTAGCAATTATAATTAGAATTACAAGTATTCCTATCATTGATTATACTATTTTTAATTTGCGCTTATCCCAATCTTTTTTAACACTTTTACTTATCTTCCTTTTAGTCTCTTCAGAATGAATTACTTTCTTACCCTTATGAGACTGGCTCATTTTTTGTTTTGATTCTTCAGAATGTTTTCTACCTATCCAATTAGAAGTACCTTTCTGAAATCCATAATGATTCCCTTTTTGTGCTAACCTCATTCTTTGTCTTGTTTCTTCTGAAATAGTTCTTCCTATATGCGATTCACTAAGCACTCTTTTTGTATGCTCAGACATTTTTCTACCCAAACAATTCCCAGCAACTTGACAAATATTAAATGAAGGTTTCTTTGAATCAATAAAATATTGTTCTATTTTTATTAAATCTTCTTTATCGCAACCTAATAAAAGAGAAAATTGTAAATCATCTTCACCGTATTTATTATAATGCCCCTGTAACTTATTATTTTCATGTTTCTTATTTCTTAAGTAATGTAAATGAATACGCCATCTTCCGTCTACATTAACTGCACTTCCTATATAACAACGCTTCGGCTTACGTTTAGATTGAATTTGATATATTCCAGATATGTGTTTCATTTCATAAAGTTACACATTTCTTACTGATCTCATCGCTTGTTACGTTTGCAATGATGATTATTACTATTAATATGGGAATTATTATTTTCAAAATTCACTAAAATTAACTTCCTGAAATATTAAATCCTGTTCTGCCCCGCTCGGAGGATATTGATCATAAAAAACTATAATACTGCTTGCCTTTTCTTTAATGATGGGTTCAGCAAAAACATATACCCCGCTTTTATCTGTTATGTTCTTAACAAATGTCCATGTACTTCCCAAATCTTCTGACTTCCATAAATCTTGATGAATCCTTGCGCCCACTCCGTTTATTGTTGCCCCTTCAACTCTGTTTCCTATTGCAATCAGTTTGCCATTTACATAAGCAGTAGAGTGCATTGAATTTGATAAAGCTAATGTAGCTGATTTAGTCGGAGGATTGCTCCAAGTTGCCCCATTATCTGTTGATGTACTTATTCTCACATAGCCACTTCTTGTCCGCATCGTGCAAAGAAGTGTAGCGTTTGGAAGCTGTACTATACATGGTTCTGCAAGTAATTGTTCAAGTGCGGGAGTTGAAACGCCCATAATGGTTGCGCTAACAGACCAATCCGTTCCTTCATTGTCTGAATATATAACCCTGCTGACCATAATTCCGGTATTTGAATAATGCGCATCAGTTGTAGGTATATGAAACGGGAAAAGAAGTCTGCCCGTTTGTGTTTTAAATATTCTATTACTTGCTAATGTAATGTAATCCGGTGATTCATAATCAGACGTTGCATAAATTGAACCTACAACTGTAAATGTATCTCCATTATCATCTGAAATATACTGCATTATTTGTGCTGAAAGATGATCCGTAGCCTCTAATCCAACTAACATTACTATATCTCCGTCCGCTTTTTGATATAAAGAAGGATGACGAAGTCCACCGGTACCCCCAGCAATAGGGATTATTTGATAAGCATTACCCCACGATACACCTTTATTAGTTGATTTTCTGGCCCATATTTCAGAATTAGAAGCATCCGTTATAGCATCAAAATAATATGACCATACGCACAACCAGTCACCATTTTGTAATTCGATAACTGAGCATTGCTGATTCCTTGCATTTGTAATAGTAGAATATTGAATGACATTTGCAGGATTCTTTGTATGAACTAATGTATCATATAACGTACTCATGTTCTTTCTGTATTATAGACTAAAAAGCCTGTTACCTTTGTTGGATTATCCAAATCATCATTAATCGGAAATACTCTGTTTTTATACCCTGTTTTATATAGTGATTGAAGATTATCAATAAACATTATTTCAGATGAATGAAAACGGCTCCTTGTTGCCAGCGAAGTTGCATCATACCAAATCGAAGTCCGTGCAATATCTTCAAATATAGTAGTATTAGAACGATCAAATATCTCAAGCCTGCTATCTGCATCCGATGTTTCATTGAATCCTATCAGAAATGGCGCTGTGCGTGTTTCTATTACTGAACCTTTAATAAGATTTGAAGCATCCCCGGCATAGTCAGTCACCTTTACATAAGAAAGTCCTGTTTCATAAGCATCAGCATTGTATGGCACCTCGGCAGATGTATAAGGAACGCAATGATATGAGGGATTTGCATGTTTATAAAGTCTGAATCCAATATCTAATAAATGGCTTCCTGCATTTTGTAGGTAAATCAATTTTGCAGATGTAGTGACATTCCATAGTAAATGTGATCCTCCGATAATATCATATTCCACTCCTCCTGATTCCGTAAATACCCATTTGTTAGTACCGTTAAAATTAAGATAATCACTATAAAATGGCTCGTCAGAATATGTTGTGCTGGTTCTTAATAAATACCCAACTGATATATTATCACGTTCTGTTATATCACCAATCCATTTACCATTATTACTACCTATGGTTAGAGATAATCCTGCCCCAACAGTCAAAGGAGTACCATCGTCAATAGTGATCTTATATTTTTGAGCGGCAGTCTCAAAAACTATTTTATGCCATCCTACTGAAATAGCATCATCTGCACGTACGCCATTATCAATAGCAGGTGCAACATTAATCATTCTGATATATGGTTTTCCACTTACTAATGATAAGTGGAAATAACTACCTCCTGTTACATCACCCGATGCGAAGATTGAAGATAATGTGTTTTCTCCTGTATAATATACTCTTTTAGTTATTTTTCCCCCTGTTGCTGCTGTCACCCCTGAACCAAAATTAGCAACGTCAAGTTTAAGGTAATGTGTTGCATCGCACTTAGCACAAGCCGGAATGATCGTTGCATTGAGTGAATCACCGGAAAACGATTCAGGTAAACTTAATCCTGAACGTGAGTATTCAAGATCGAGGTTATCTGTATAACTCCATCCTGCTCCTTTACTAAACGGTATTGCATTCCCTATGCCTAAAGCTAATCCCATATTATTGAGTTGTTAATCGTTTGCCGTTTTCTAAAAATAACTGTTTCCCATTTTCATCGAAAAAATAAGTAAAAGAAATCATTGTAAACTGTACCTGACTTCCGTAACTTGTGCCTTCGGTATTCGTTGCATAGGCCCGAACATAATAAGTCAATCCAGCTGTTAGCCCTGTTATTGAACTTGAAAAAGCACCAAGTCCAGATCCGTCTGTTGTGTAGTCATCCCCTGTGGTCGGGTTTCCTGTTGTATTCCAGCACACACCTCTCGCTGTTACTGCACTAATTCCTTCTGACGTAACCTCTCCTCCACCCGATGCTGTACCAGCATCAAAATCTTTATCCGTAATGCTCGATGTCGTAACTGTCGCAACAGGAGGCTCCCCCCCATCATATGCTACCGCACCCATTTCAACAGTAACACGAACATTTCCATAGAAGTCATAATTAACTCCTAATCCAGTTCCTTTATTAATAGCATCTGACGTAGCTAACAAATGGGGATCAGTTGAAGAAACAAACTCCGGATCACCACTCAATGAATGAACATCATCACCAGTTGCTGAAGTCCACTGTGCTAATGTTGTGTAAACAGAACTACCTATTTTTGCAACTGCACTGACATCGTACATGTTATAATCATAGTCAAAATGTGTATACCCTCCAGAAAGCTGATGATAATGTGCATACTCTGTAGCATCTGAAAATATGTTATTTTTCAAATAGCAATTTGTATATGTTGGGTACTGATTACCTGTTTTCATATGAACTCCATAAGCTGTCCGATACCTCTGATTATGTGCCCATCCCTCTCCTGCGAACCTACAAGTATTATGTCTAAATATTATTGCATTAACAGTTGACCCTGTTACTGTACCATGTGAATACTCAAAACTGTATTCACATTTTTCAATAATATTATTCTGAACCACGAAATTATTTACTGTCACCGTGGAAGCCCCATAATATTGTGGAGAAATTCCAGCCTCAAAAATATTACTGACATGATTTCTTTCGATAAGAATATCAGAGCAATTTTGATAAAATTCTATTCCATTACCAAGCCTTGTCTGAAATACACCTACCGTTCCATGAGCCGTTAATCCACCGCCAATATATGATACATCGCAATTTCTTATTATAACCCCTACTGATCCACTTAAACTTTCAATGCCTGTGCGACCTCCATAACGTACGTCTAATCCATCTATTGTAATATAATCATACCCGTTATTACGAATAACATCACCACCCAAAGCGACCTCAATATCAGAATAAAATGTTGCCGGATTACCCACAGAGTAGAGAGTAATGTAATGACCAGTATTATGCCAGTCCCATTCGCCTTGTGCTGTTGGAGTGCCAAAAATTCTTACACCTGTGCTGGCTTCATTATCGAATATTATATTACCGGGGCCATAATTATAGTCAAGTTCAGAATCTGAATTTCGCCATAAATTAGTACCTGCATTTACCCAATCGTCAGTTGAGTTGTATTCTAAACTCCCTAAGATTAAAGGTTTTGCACCTGTTCCGTAACTCCCGTAATAAATTTCATTGCCTATTGTAGTTCCGTCCAATGTCATTGGTGCTTTACTTGCAGGACGAAACACCCCATCACACTTAAAAAATACAGAGTCATTAGCACCAATTCCCATTAGATTAAATTTTGTTATTGTTGCCCGTGCCGTTTCATCTGATGTACCTGCGGCAGCATCATCACCTCCCTGACTGGCATCCTTAAAATACCAATTAGTTGCCGAAGCAACGGAAGTAATGAACCAAAGTAATATGATTAATAATTTCTTCATCTTTTCTTACGTCTTATGTAACCAAAAAATAAAATTAAATTAAGTATTACCCAACCTCCCCTTACTGCTGTTTTTGCGACATAAAGTTTTCCTACTGAAGTATCAAGAAAGAATTGCCCAACCTGATCAGGTACTTGATAATTTGCCGTATCCCCCGCAAAAGTTCTCATTAATATTGATCTATCAGAATGTTTGGTATAAACAGTAACTGTATCAGCACCGTCATACACTGCAGCCTCAGTCCCTACATAATTAATGCTGTCTATTCCCATACTTGTAGCATCGCCAACTCTTAATATATCAGTTATAATCCCATTATAAAATATCGGCGCATTCAAATCAGCTTTCCCCTGAATGAATTGGCTCGGATTATTACGGCTCTGCTCAATCCACAAGTCTGATGTTTTTCTGTATTTTAATTCGATTGATTGCTTTTCGCCCAAAATGATCGAATCAGTTTGTAGAAATAAACCTTCTCCATTCCTTAGTGTTAGGGTATATGCGTTGCTATTCGTAATCGAGATTAGCTGTCCTTCATATCCGTCAACTATCTGAGGATTAGCAGTAATCCTTGTATCAGCCTCAAGGTATGTATATAAATTTCTATGAAGCATCGTGGCTGTAATTCCTGCCTCGGCAGTAGGTGTCCTGGCAACAAAAGGATTACCATTGCCCCTGTAATTTATATCTGCCCCTTCACAATTTTGATAACGAGTTGCAAATGCCACACCTGTTGTAGTCGAACTATTTACCGTTGCTGTATAATTTAAACAAGATCCCCCATCAAAATGATAAATAGGTTCTGATCCTGTAAGATTAAATGCATTCCCTCCACCTAATACAAAATCAGGAAATACAGCAGCAGAAGTACTCCCATCGGCAAGTTGTAATCTGATTGCTGCAAGTGTACCATCAGTAACAATATTTTTGTTCCAGTTTATATAATTATCATCAATTATAAGTCCAAAGAAATACTGATAAACCGGACCAGCCGCACTATAATAACCTTCTGCAAGTATAACACCTGCAGAATCACCATCAAAATAATTATCTATAATTACTATATTATCCGATGTAGTAGTGGTATTTGGAATGTCTCTTGCACCTATATAAATAGATTGTTCACTATTACCCCCTAAATTATTCTTAAATATTGTAATATTAGAACCAAATATATTTATACCTTTTGTATGGCAAAATACTATCGTGTTATTAAAAATTAAAATATCATTTATTTGTGCTTCCGAAGTACATCTACCATATATTCCACCATAACATTGTTGAAATTCACAATTTTGAATTTTGTATAATCCTGAATGTGAATTATCATCAATTTTGAATGCATAATTACCGGTCCCTAAAAAATATATATCTTCAAAAATCATGCGAGTAACACCAGAAGCCACTATGCCATATTGATTATGTAGTGTTGTATCCCCCCTAAAATTAAATCCACTTATTTTTAAAGGTAAATCCCATCCATTTAGAGAGTGATCTATTATAAGCATAGGGGCATCAGTAGCACTTAATAACCTTGTGCCTTCTCCCGTTCTATAAGACATTCCAGCTCCATGGAGAGATGTCCCTTTTGTAATTGTTAATGTAGTTATTACAAATGTCCCAAGCGGAAATTCAACCGTAGCATCGCCAGCATCATCAATACAATCCTGTATAGCATCTGTATCATCAGTTACCCCATCGCCAACAGCACCATAATCCTCTACATAAAACTTGCCTGTCTGTGTATGAAGTGAATCGGCAAAATCAGCGCTATTGAGTTTTGTATTTAATTGCGTTTGTATATTACTTGTCGCTGTATTAAGATAATTAAATTGCGCTCCTGTGGTTGTTACTGAGGTTATTCCAAGATAAAATGGAGACGGTATTGTCACCGTTTCTGTGAATATTGGTGATATGCTTAAAACAAGGTTCCCTGTTCCAGTTGTACCAGTAGTACTTATTGAAGAAGACCAAGATGATCCAGATGATACTGGTATTCCTGCATCCGGGTAAGACACGCCATCTCCAACATGAGCCAAAATACTATCCATTAATCTTGTTGGAGTAACATAAAGAATACTATCCGATAAACCGAGCTTCTGATCTATTCTATTGGATAAAAATAATGTATCAGAAGTAACCATAACTGTATCACTATTAAGTTTTATAATCCCACCAACAAAAATAAATTTGCCGTCACTTTCAGTTATTGTAGAATTATATAACTTAAGCTGTGCTCCTGTACCATTTCCCCAAAATTGAGGAGCTGGTTTTCTTATCTCAAGGTTTTTATAAAGCGGAACTTGTCCATATTTGCCGTCACTTTCAGTTATTGTAGAATTATATAACTTAAGCTGTGCTCCTGTACCATTTCCCCAAAATTGAGGAGCTGGTTTTCTTATCTCAAGGTTTTTATAAAGCGGAACTTGTCCATATTTGCCGTCACTTTCAGTTATTGTAGAATTATATAACTTAAGCTGTGCTCCTGTACCATTTCCCCAAAATTGAGGAGCTGGTTTTCTTATCTCAAGGTTTTTATAAAGCGGAACTTGTCCATAGCAGAATACCGCAAGAACCAGAAATATAATTATTAATTGTAATTTTTTCATTAGTATAGAATTAAAAGGTCAACACTAGATAGCGGAGCTCCGGATAAGATGTAAACGGTATAAGTTGTCTCTCCTTCGGGGATTGCAACAGAGATATCAACACTCTGAGTAATATTATCCCATCTTTCCGTACCTGCGTTAAAGAGGAAAAGAAAGATGTTATATGGCTTAGTTGTAATCGATGTAGAGACAGGGAGTACAACATCAGCTTCAAGATCGACTGTCTGTATTGGATATTTCATTTCTTCATCTGTATATGTTATTAACCCTGGTCTGTATCTGACGAGAGTATCAAGGGTACTTAATGAACATCTGACTCCTGTTATACTCATGTCCGTTTAATCAATATCGTTATCATTAAAAAATTCTGTTGCCCTGGCCGGTTTCCTGCTTTGGAAATAATGCATCCTCAGATCAGAGATGTCATTTTTAAGTAACCCTTCTTCAATTCCATAGTCATCCATGAATCGATTAATCAGGTACCAATCTCTTAGTACAGTCCCAATCAGTGTCTTTTCCAGTAATGCTTCAATCCCAATAATTACATTAGTATCAAATTGCTCTACATCCATTGACGAATATATCAATATACACTTCTCCGTCTGTGCTGTTATGAAATATTCATAAGTGGTAAGATTCGCCGGGAATGCTTCGTTAATAACAAATTCTGTTGCAGTATTTGAAACAATAGTTCTCTCCATATTCTCGTATATCCCTGCACTGGCGATAACAAGTTTCATCCCGGCATATTCGTTCACTACCATAGATAGAGTACTATCAGTAATTGTTAGCCCATCTATGCTGACTGCTGTTATGATCCCTCCAAATTCGGGATCTCCGAAGTTTGCATTAAACCGGAATGCCCCATGCAGGGTTTTGGAGAATCCTGATATGCTTTTAAATATATTCGCTGATCCTGATTGAAGAAAGTCAAGGTAAATGTCTCTCTCATCTTCTGTGATCTGGAAATGTTCAAGCTGTGACTTACCCTGGTTGTCTATGGCTAATTTCCCTCTAAGTGCGGACCTTCTCTTAATCTTCTCAAACAGAGCTTCTATTGGAAGGGCAAATAACATTAGATAGGTATCTCCGGTCTCACTGGCAAGTGCATCAACAAACTCCTGCAAGTTATGATAAAGTTGCTCATCAGCATCATAAATGTAATTTGCCATCTTTATTTCTGTTTTTGCAAACTGTTTTTAATCCCAATGTTTAATATCGTTATGCCCCATCGTTTCTTTGGCTTGTCAATATATATATCAAAAAACGTAATCTTTCCAAACCTGACTTTCACTGAGATCTTGCCTCCCTGTTTTACAGTTGACCTCCAACTATTAATCAACTCCATGACTATATCCCATAACCTACATAAATCCCGGTTGCTGTAGTTCCTGTTTTAAATATTTTGCGGCAAATCTCAGGATCAATGTAGTTAACCTGTGCTGCTACAGTCTTTAAAACGCATTCATCTACACACCCTCCTGCATCAACATTCTCGGCATCGTCAGCATGAGTTAGTGCATATGAGAATGAGTTAGGTGCAGAGACAGCTGTAACTGTTGCGTAGATATTATAATCTGCAGCATGATCTCCACCCAATCCGCTTATCATAACCGTATTCCCTACATGCAAGCCATGAGGTCCCTGTGTAGTGATGGTCGCAACATTTGATATGATCTTCTTTGTTGCTGTCTTTATGGCTATATTCCCCGCAAGGCTATAACAGATATTCCCTGCAGCCGATCTTATGAAGAATGTCTTCCCATCTTTACCAATAGGATCATGTATCTCTCCTCCAAGATCAACATTCTCGGCATCGTCAGCATGAGTTAGTGCATATGAGAACGCTAATCCATCTGCTGATACAGCTGAGATTTTAAAGTAACCATTATACTCCAAAGTAGTAGTAAGCCCAAAGATAAAAACCACATCCCCGGGAATCCGCTTATGTGCCCTGTCGCAAGTTATTGTTGCCACATTAGTATCAATCTTTTTGGTCAGTGTTTTTGCTACCAGGTAATCGATAAAATCGTGACCAGTTACATCTACCAGTGTTGATCGATTAATGTTAAATTTTGCTTCCATTATAATATTTGTTAATCGTTTATACTCCAGTTACTTTATACCATGCAGTCCATGTATTAGCTCCTGCATTTCGTTTTCTGATATAGAAACTGTCAGGGTCAACAGAATTATTTGCAGAATAGTAATGCTGGTATGTAAATTTCTCATACGCTCCTCCACTCCATGCAAAGCGATAATTTATTAAAGTCCCCTGATAGGCTCCTGTGCTTGGTACTCCTGTGTCTCCATTAATGATGCAAGTACATATTCCCACTGGAAATGAATCTGGCAAAGTAGCGCTATTAAAAGATACTGCAGAAGTGCCATTTATGACCACTCCACAATCATCATTGAGCCAAGCAGGGAAATTATGAGCAGCCCCTCCAATATTATTTTTATATACGCAAGATGCTCCGCTTACTCCTCCGTTTGTGAGAACTGCATAACCAGTGCCTGTAATATTCAAGAATATGTTGTTTGAGATATTGCAATTTGTGACAACTGCATCAGTAGCATGACCTATCTGAATTGCATAGTCAACTATATAATTGAAAGTGTTATTATTAATTACTACTCCATCAGCACCCCTTATAACCATTCCACTTCCAGAGGCATTTCCGTAAATAACATTTCCACTAAATACCATGTTATTACAAATATCAGTGGAGTTATACCCGAAATAGCAATCGGCTTTATACATTGTGTTCCCAATGATTGAAAGGCCTCTGAGATAAGTGTATCCCTGAAATAATGCAATACGAGAAGTATTACCAATAATAGAGAGATTAAATGGTCTGGCATAAATGGCATTATTAAAAAAGCCGACAGCACATAAGGCTGTTGAATCATCAAAAGTATTACCTGCGACAACAAATAATTCAGGCTGTACTGTAAAGGTTGCAAGATTAAATACCAATGAGACAATCGCCACATTGCCACCGATGTTATAGAAGCTGTTACCTATAACTTTAATATTTTTTGCTATATGAAATACATTATTATCTGGTTCAATATCAATAGCCCCGGGCATATCAGCTCTTGTGCAATTCTGAAATATGCACTTTTGTACGATCAAGTTATTGCAATCAATAACGCTGATTCCATTTCGATTGTCTTTATTAACTCCGTCAATAGTGCAATTTTCAATTTTTACATTCTTATTATGCCTTTCATCACCACCGGTTACACCCGATCCTATATATATACCGTCACCCCGAAATCCTTTAATGAGACAATTTTTGATATTCACATTGCTAACTCCATTCAGACTTATCAAATGCTGAAACTGAGAAAACCCATCAACTGCTACATTTCCCAATACCTGCAGATCTTTAATAGAAATATTGTCAATATATGTACTGGATGAACCGGAATTTACATATAGTGTTCCGTAACTACTTCCTGTAATGGCATTCTGCTTGATTATTGACAGAGATCCCCGCCCATAAAGAGAATTGTTTTCGTTCAAGGTTACGGTATCACTTAGATAAGTTCCTTCAGAGAAGCAAACGCTATCAAAGGAATCCACTGCTGCCTGAATTGAAATAGTGCAATCAGTAATCCCATCAGCAATAGCTCCCCACCACTCAGGATAAACTTCTTGTAAATATTTATTGCCACTGAAAGAAACAGATCCTGCTCCTGAAAATACCTGATAAATTCCGGCATCAAAAGGTCCATTTATGGTTAATGTCTTTCCACTGCTAATCGTTAGCAGTCCTGGTTTTAAAATAACAACTGATAGTGTTTCAGGGATTACTAAATCGTCAGTTACTGACTGCGAAGAATCAATATATAGAGTACCGGGAGTAGTACTAATAGCAGCTATCGCTGCAGGAAGATTAGCATAATTGGATGCTTTGTACCCTAATTGAAATAGTACCGTCCCATCGAGAATTACATCGAGATCTATTGTTTCCATCAACTTAGGATTAGTTTTGCGTATTTAATGTCATGAAACCGGCCTTTCTTAACAATAATGCGTTTGCCATCAGCAAAATCAGCATCAGGAACTGTCACTGCGACTTGCATTATATTCATATCAGGAGCAGCCTCCTCAGTCTCAGAAGTTGTAAGATAAATATGTACTTGCTTATCTCCTGGAACAATTTCCTTAATACCTGCCTGCCTCCATGTGCCAATAGGATCAGGAGCATCATTCAAATAGAATTTTGCTACAACATCCCCGGAGATACTATTATAAATCCAGATTTTTACTTCAAGGATCTGTCCTGTATCTTCCGGGTTAAGTTGTGTGCCTGCCTCATCCTTTAGACGAATGCGATATTTCGGTGTACTCCCGGCAAATATGCTCATCGGATGAAGTATTAGATCTCAAGATAACTTACATAGACAGCTAATTGGCCGGTTGTAATATGATCCCATTTACTTTCAGGAGTTGCTGACACCCAAACATGACTTGCTGATGCCGATGGTGCAACATTCATTGTAGTGAGATTGGCTGCAGTAATGGCATTGAGGGCTTTAATAGTTGCACTGGCAATAAACTGAGCTCCTGATGTTGCATTACCTGTTTCAGCAACCAGAGTCATGGCTGTATGGACTACTGTTCCTGTAATATCTGCGGTTGTTCCTGCATCAGCATGAGTCAATGGAATAGTAAATGTAGTATCATCAACTCTTGTAGCAGTATGAGTGCCATTAATTGCTGTCTCAGTCATACCTGCGATAACAACAGAGTTGGTAGAAACAATTCCATGATTTGCTGCTGTTATAATAGTGCAAACATTTGTATCTACTGACCATGATGCTATTGCTGTTGCTTCGGCAGCAAAAGCTGCTTCGGTTACTGTCTTGACATCAAGTACCCTGGCAAAGGCAGGGACTATTGCTCCTAAATCAATAGGTTGCTCTGTTACATTATTTGCTGTCGCAAAGTTGAAATCACAATCTTCCACACCTACTGCCCCGATAAGTTTTTTGACGGTTTTTAAGTTAGAGAATGCAATTCCTTCATGTAGAAGTTGAGTTGCGCCAACACTAAGATTGGCAATATGCTTGTCAGGATCTGTTGAATGTAATATCAATTCTGGCAACCATTTCTTAATTTTGAGATTTCGATCTGTAATCATCGTTTTAAGGATTTAAATAAATTAATATTAAGAAATTATTTATGCTTGTGCTAATTGTGTTAATGTGAGCTGGTATTGCTGCATTGCGCCCTGCGCTTTATCACCGTACCCTGATATCTGTAATACTTTCGAAGAACAAAGCCAGGTCAAGGAATCGATCAATAGATCAGGAAGGTCCTCAGGTTTAGGTGTTTTAACAAAAAGAGCTGTGGGGATTGAGGATGATGTTACTTTGCCACATATAAGATATTCTCCAAGCGATCCACCGGTAGGCCTGGTAGTTTTAAGAACTACAGAGGGTCTCCCGATCCCTGATGCGAGATAAGGATTATCCTGTATTTTCCCGCCATCAGAATCAGGCTTTGTCGTTTCCCTTACAGGCTTAACCCATAATGGGAACTTCATCTCGTAAAGCCTTAGAAAATTTAATGGTTTAGTAATATAAGTCAGATCATTAACAGATATCGTTTTGAATGTTACCAGTCCAGAAGTATAATCCTTGATGGGATCTGTGGTTTTTGTTATTGAAACTCCTGTAAAAGTATAATCTGTTGCTCCGTTCCGATAAATAGTAGCTATCCCTAAAGGAATAGAGGTAGTCGCGACTAATTCAATGTCATTTACTCCTACTGCCAATGTTTTTATATCAGAATTATCAATGAATATTACCGGTTCTGTTCCCGGGGCTGAATTTAGTGCTAAGGTTCCCTGGACCCTGATCTTTGTACCTGCAACCGTAGCAAATTGAATATCACTTTCTGCAGAACAAATGCCTGCAGCATTCTGAGCAACGCTTATCTCAAGTCCTGTATTTGTAAATACATCAAACCCACTCTCTGAAATCCATTCTGTTGCAACAACTAAAGGAGTAACAGGATATGAAATTGATGTTGAGGTAATGGCTGTTATAATAAAATCGCCATTATAATAACTTTCTGCTGTGGGGAATCCAGATACTGTAATAGAATCTCCAACCTGATATGGATGTATGCCTAATCCAATAGTGGCAATATTCCCATCCATCATTCTTGTAAGAGAACTGTTAATCATTGATAATGGAGAAAGTAAATGGAGTGGGGCAATTTGAGCTACTTCCTTGGCGCATTCGTCAAGGATAGGTCCAATAAAGTCATCAAAGGGCAACTCTACTCCCGGGGGAGTGGCTTCGTCCATTTTGATACGAACCTTTGTTAATATGCCCTCTCTGTCCATTTAGTTCCATTTTTCAAATTAACTTACTGGCAGGTCAACAAAACGGATTCCGTTTTCTTCCGCAATACGCAAAACATCCGTTCTATTCTTAATCATGCTCGGAGTTATCCCTTCTTCAATCTGACCTTCGGCTGATGCATTAATAAGCCATTCTCTGCCTGCGGTAACGGTATTGATTTCCGGGACATCCCTCATAACAGAATTACCTTTCTTTTTTTGAGGTGAATCATCTTCGAAAAGGATCTCCTCGTGAATGCACTTGTATGAGCATTTCTGCCCTATTCTTTTAATATTCGCATCCAGTGCCTCGATAATATCAGGATCAGTACAGTTATAAGTACCATTCCTTTTTGGTTCTAATGTGCCTCCACGAAATTCAATCAATGTCCTTTGTCCCTTAACTTTTAAATAAGTATCTAACTGAACAAAATGAACTGACTGATAAGTCTTTTGTTTTCTTTCCATTGGAATTTATTATTAAGTGGTATAAAAATTAAGGGAGGAAAAGATACTTCTCCTCCCTGATAATTCTTTAAGCAGCCGGTCCGATTATTGCATGAACGCCAGGGTACCTCAGAACTGCTCCTGCTGTTTCCTCTATGACGGTTGCAATTACATTCCTCTGACCTGAACCTTTTAAGTCAAGCTGACGAACAGCCATCGGCTTCCATGTGTGCTTCTCAACATAGTTAAGATCAAGAACAATAGCCTTTTCTCCCCATCCTGCTAAATCTAACAGGTTGTGGTGTTTGCAAAGAAGCTGACCAAAATTAGTTTCAACCAGGTTGAATGTTATTCCATACACTCTCTCGGTTTTCTTGGCATCGATCTGTCTCTGAACTGTATCTGCAGCCATCATATAGGCAGCAAACCCATCACCCATAAACATAACTCTTCGATCTGATCCGGAATTGCCTCTGAATATTGATTTGGTCCAGTTAATGACGGTTGTATTATCAATCTCCCTATCTGCTCCTCCTGTTCCATATTCAAGAGCACTTGTAATGTACCTTGTAAGTCCACCGGTTGTATATCTTGTTTTTGCATTCGTAACATCAGTAAATAATTTTCTAGCTCCAAACAGGAATGAATACTCCATTCTTGCCCTCA